TAGCAAACCCAACTTGGGTTAATGCTAAGAATGCTAGTGTTTTGGAAATAACAAATCCCAAAACATTTATTGGTAATCCAATCTTAACATTAAGACCCAAATTGTCTACTTTATCTGGTTTTAAACATGCTATTAAGAATTCTAAAATAATTCTCACTGGAAAATTTGATGCACCAATTTATGATTTGGTTGTTAATACGATAAAAGAAGGTAATGATTATATAGATATATCAGCGGAATCGATGGTGACGGAGGAGGAGGCACCGGGTATTGATTTGCGAAATTCAAATATAAAATGGACAGTTACTCCATATGATTCAGATGTAAAAATAAATTACCTATTAAAAGATTCTAATGGAAATTATAATCCTGTAAATTTTATATCAAACGATACCTTAATAACATATAATACAAATTCTTGGGCAGTAAGAGTATCTGGTTATGGTGGGAATCAAAAAAATATAACATTATTTTCACAAAAACAAAATAAAACATCTACGATAAAAACCGATTTATTTTTTTATGATGCATTTATAAATAAATCGTTAATAATAGATCCAAAAATACCATTAAATAATTTAAATCAAATAAAAACAATAACATTAAGAACTTTATTGCCTTATAAAGATAGAACGTATAATTTACCATCAACAAATAATATATATTGGGACTGGACTTATAATAATACATATAATAATACAACACCGATAACAGCATATTATGAAAATGGTAATGTTTATGAAAGAGGAGAAACAGGTCCAACACAAACATTAAGTTGTTTAAGTTTTAAAATACAACCTGATAGTTCTATTAATCAATTTATAAACGATATAAAAATAAAAGTATATACCGCAGATACACCAGAATTAGTTTTTGGTTCATATGATTTACCAGTAGTTAATTTTCCTAGTTCAAGTATAATAAATGCAAATTTTAAAATAGTACATAATACACAACAAAGTGAAACCATACTAGATACATCTTTAAATGAAAATGTATTAACACGTTCCGCTTCACAAAATACAAACTTTTTACTCATACCTAATATTTTAAGTAATATATCTTATACATCATATCAATGGAGTATTTTGCAACCAAATGGTACAACAGTAACAAACACAACAAATTATAATTATAATTATAATTTTACTCAAACTGGAAAGTATACTGTTACCTTTACATTAAAGGGTGCAAAAACTAATACGTGGTCAATATTACATGATATACAAAAAACTATAACTATATATAAAATATCTGATTCAGAATTTAATAAACAATTAAAATTTATTTCATATCCACAATATGCATGGAAAAATAGTGATCAAGTATCGATATTAACACCTTCTAATTTTAGCACAATAGCCGCTGGAACTACTGCATACGCATATAAAAAATCTAACACAGAAGTATTTTATGTTTCAGCAAATGGAAATTTTGATAGATATGTTTATCAACAAGGATCAAGTAGAGATACATTACTAGATACAACAAATGATGGTGTTAATACATTAACATTAAAATATACTGATGATTTTTTATCTTCGGTTGGAACTAAGTTATATCTTTCTGCATTCAATGAATATTTCCCATCAAATACTCCATTATATTATAAAACTATAGAAGGTAGTAGTTTGGTTACTAAAAGTTATAATATTGTAGCAGAATCAATACCTTATAGTGTTAGTACTGCAAGTGATTCGTTATTTTTCCAGAATCCAAAATTGATGGACTATAATGGAATAACTCATACTTTTAGTGCTACCGTGACATCTTTTGATTTGGATGTTAATAGAAGTATAATAGTAAGACAAAAGTTCAATACAAATCCTTTAAATACTCCAGCAAAAATACAATCTGAGCAATCTACTATTACATATATATTGTCCGCACCGAAATGGATAGCGAAGAGGGAAATTCCAGCTGTTGATGGTACATATACGGTGTTTACCATAAGACCCGGTGATGATTTGTCACCACTTAGAGTCAAAAATACAACAATCAATACTTTATATTTAAATGCGAGTTCCAATTTAAATATAAAAATACCCGAATCTACATTTAATGAAATAAATGGAAATAATAATAATCAAGGTTTACTTCAAGGTGGAGATTTTTGGAATACTAAAAATATAACAATATCACAAAGATCTAATTGGGAAACATTACAGGCATATACTACATCAACACAACCGGAAATATTTTTAAATACTGCTTATACTTTATCTGGAAATCAAGTATTTGTAGAATTTAATACACCGGAATATACAAAAAATCCAATCATAAAATATGCTGTAAATTTTGGAGAAGGAAATATACAAGAAAAAAATAAAAACGAAACTTTTTATAATACATATAAAACATTAGGAACTTTTTATATAACATACAGTGCGATATATTCGGACAATTCTAAAAAAGTATTCACAGAAAAAACACCATTTATTGTCAAAAAAAATTGGGATGAATATAACAAAGAAAGTATAAGAATTATAAGTGAGGCAAATTTAGAATTGCCATATAGTTTAAATGATATTTCCATACAACCAAATGAATTTGGTGATGCGGATATATTCAATACATGTTTAACCAGAATTGATGAAAATTTAAATTATTTAAAAAACAATATTCAAACAATTAATAGTAATGCTCCGTCATATTACTATGGATGGATGGGTTCAAATCAAGATAATAGATCGGATGGTATAAGATGGTATACCCCAAGCTATGGTTCTGAGTTTTATGAGACTCCTAATTATGCAATATCAGAGGGAACATCATATTTCACAGACATAAAAGATATACATATAGGAAAATACATATACGTGTTAGATGATAAAAGATTCAGACTTTTTGAAAAAGATAAAAATTGTAAAGAAATAAAATTTTTAAAAGCATCTGATATGGATGAATTATTTTTTAATCCACAATCAATTACAGTAAATGAAGATGAAACATCCATATATGTGGCAGATTCAATTAGGCATAAAATATACAGATTTGATTTTGATTTTAGTGATTTACAAAATCCTTTATTTGGATTGGTTTTAACTGTTGGAACCTTGGGTGGACTAAATGATAATAGCAGGTTCGATTTCCCATCTGAAATATTCTTATGGAATGATAATGTATTTGTTTTAGATTATAACAACAATTGCATAAAACAATACAGTGGATCTTTATCTTGGATACATACATACTATGATGATGTTTTAAAAGATGATCAAATATTGAATTTTACAGTCCATGAAAGTGGATTAATATATGCAGTAACTAAAAATTTAAAAGTTCATATATTTGATGAGTTAGCAAAATCGGTATATTCCACATTTGATGTTGCTCAGATAGGAGAATCTGAAATAGTTAAAATGGAGTTTGATGAAAATGGAGAATTTTTATACATAATAACTACCGGAAATGTTTTTAAATATTCTTCTGTTGGTGAATTTTTAACAACATTTAATTTACCAAATATAAATGGATTGAAATTTACATCGTGTAAACATTCTTCAAATAGAGAATTGTATGTCTCGACCAACAAATCAATTTTAAAATTCCAAGACTTTGTTGACTTGTTTAAAATAGGAGATGGATTAGATTCTAAATACTGGTCTTTGGATCAAATATTATTAAAGAAAGAAGAATTTGCAACAGATATAAACTATAATTTGGCATTAAATAGAACCGCTCAAAATTTAAAAACATTTAGAAATTCATTAAATGGAAAATTTGTTTTAGTATCAGAACAAACAGCCAGAGGATCAGCAACATATTTTTCATTAATACCAATACTAAAAGAAGATAATGTTGTATTAGTTTCAGATGTAGAAAATGAAAAATTAAAAATTGGTGTAAATGAATTTTATATTCCCGATGTAGTCAATAGAGAATTGAAAAAATTACACGATTCTCAAATAAGTTTGAGGGAAAATTTGGACGTTTCATTTTCTGATAGTTCATCATCAAATTTAGACGGAGAAAAATCAAAATGTGGAGGAGATTTCTGTTGGTCTTGGAAAGCAATGTCGTGTTATGATTTGTCTCTACCGTTAATAAGACTTTGTAACATAAATCCGATAACATATGCAGAATTAATGAACACATTTCCTGTTAATTATGCACCGACAAAACTGTGGAAAGATGCAACATCAAATTGTTGTAATGAATATACATCACCATTAACATAAGTATTTAAAAATATGAGCAATAGATTTCACTCGAAATATCACAGAAAAAACCATCACACATACGGAAATGCAACAAATCCTGATGCATCACACGACCCTATAGCAAGTCCAGATCAACCATTCTTGGGAGATTTTTCATTACAAGGTGCGTTGTGTGCAGTTGCACCAGCAAGTGCATATGCGGGATATTTTTATTCTTCAAAAACAGGTGTTCGTACTATAGGTGGAGAAATTGGTTTAGCAGCATTTAGTTTTAATACCCCACTTTCTACTGCATTTGGTAAAAACATAATGCATGGCACAGTTGGTATAAACAAAAATACTATATCGAGTGGTTATGTTTTGGATGTATTAGGAAATACTAATTTAGACGGAAATTTAAATGTCGTGGGTGATGTTGATATAGACGGTGGAGATTTAACAGCATCTACTGCTACTTTTAATTTGTTAAATACATCACCAACCACAACAATTAATTTTGGTGGAAATGCTACAAATATAGAAATTGGTAGTAATGCTGACACTAGTACGGTTAATATAAACGGAACAGAAGAAAGCACTTCTTGTACAACAGGGGCATTGGTAGTCGATGGTGGAGTTGGTATTGCAAAAAATCTTAATATTTGTGGACGTTTAGATTTGAACAATGACACAGAAAGCACATCTTGTACAACAGGAGCATTGGTAGTTGATGGTGGAGTTGGTATTGCAAAAAATTTAAATGTATGTGGCAGTGTAACAATCGCAAAAGATTTAACTGTATTGGGATCATATACATATTTGGATACCAAAGTACAGGTTACATCCGCAATGACAATTGAAAATACCGGAACTGGTCCTGCATTAAAAGTTACTCAATCCGGAACAGAACCAATTGCTCATTTTATAGATGCAAATGGAGGGGATATAGTTTTTAATGATGATGGTTTTGTTGGAATAGGAACCATGATACCATCTCAAAAATTACATGTGAGTGATGATACAACTACCGGAGATGTTAGAATAGCTCTTGGAAAGGATATAAATAGATTAGAATTTATTAGAAATGGAGAAAATGATAATTGGATTAGATCATTTGGTGGTTCATTTATAATAGATCAACAAAATTGTAATCCAATAATTTTTAGAACTAATGCCACAGAAAAGATGCGTATAACGTGTGATGGAAAGGTTGGAATTGGGGGGGAAACATCACCAGAAGGATTATTACACGTAAAAAATGGTTCAGCGGGTACGGTAACAGCACAGGCTAATAGTGTTGGAGTATTTGAAAATGATGCTAATTGTTATATATCATTATTATCACCAAGTCAAAATTATGCGGGTGTTGTAATGGGAGGACCAGATGATTCTTATGCTTCTTATTTAAGCTGGAATCATGATAATTTAGATTTAAAACTCGCAACAAGTCATGCTAATGCGGATATACAATTTTTAGTATCAAACGAACAATTTGCAATGCGAATAGATCCTTCTGGAAATGTTGGTATTGGAATTACTACACCGTCCGAAAAATTAACAGTAAATGGAAGAGTTTCGGCTACTGGATTTAGATCAAATCAAGGTGCGCCATCTAATGCTGATTCATCAACCAATGGTTATGCTTTTGGATCTGATGGTGATACTGGTTTATTTAGTCCAATAATAGGAGCAGGAGGAGCAGCAAATGGTGTAGTATCACTATTCTCCAACAATGTTGAAAAATTAAGAGCAGATGGTAATGCCGTTACAGTATTTGGTACATTATCTACAACTGGTTCTTTCGTGGTTAACGGAACAATAAAAAATGATCCAAATGCACCTATAACAAAAACAGAAACTTATCAGATAACACAAGATGATCACGATAAAACAATTTTGGCAAATCATGCAACAACTACTATAAATATCCAATTACCAACTGGTTTAAAGGAAGGAACACAAGTTTCCGTAATAAGAGTAGGTGCTGGTGTAGTACAATTTGCACAAGGTACAGGATCACCCACTATATTATCAACACCAAATAACGATTTTAAAAAATTGGCATTTACAAATTCAGCGGCAAGCGCATACTGGACTGGTACATCTTGGTATCTTGTAGGAGATTTATTATCATAATGATATGGCATCACTCGGACTAGGATATTATGGTAGTTGGTATAATGTTGTTTTAAATCTAACTACTCAAGCCAATGTCAATCTATATAATTTTATAACATCCAACAGTTCATGGAACAATACTAGTAAAAAATTAAAGGCAATTATAACTATACCAGCAGGATATAGTATATATTCAACCGATCCTTCCACTCCTGCATTATTAATACCACCAAATTTATTTAGACCATACGACTTAATATTTTTAATAAACAATGGTTCTATTTTAGGTGCGGGTGGCACAATCGGAACAGGTGGAGAAGGGGATCAAACACCTACAAATGGTACAAATGGAGGAAACGGAGGAACCGCATTAAAAGTACAAAGACAGATATATTTAAATAATAATGGAAATATATATGGTGGAGGTGGAGGCGGTGGTGGTGGAGGTGGTGGACAAGAAACATATACTTTAGGAGGAGAAGTTAATAATTGTTGTAGTGTCAGTAACTGTGATGATTGTCCGGTTAGTAAACTTTTACCACAATGGAACGATTCCAGAAATTATGATTGTACTTCTACCAATAATAATTGTAGTCAATATTGTAGTGATTGTTTTTATTGTCCAGAATGTTGTGATTCAAACGGTAATGGAAAAACTCTTTCTGGTGGAACAAAATATTTCTGTAAAACAAAAATATGGTCATCCTCTAATGGAGGAAACGGTGGATTGGGACAAGGATATACACAATCTGCGGGATCTGGTCTAGCAGGAACAGGAAACGGTGGAACTGGAGGAAATGGTGGTACATGGGGAACAACTGCATCAAATGGTAATAATAGTCCAATTAAAAACGGTGGAATCGGAGGATCTGGTGGAAATTGGGTAGAGGGTATCGGTAATATAATTTTACAAAGTCAAACTAATGTATTGGGAGGACAAAGCTAATGGCATCTCTTGGACTAGGATATTATGGTAGTTGGTTAACAGTAGTTGATACAATAACTACTGACCAACAAAATTTAAATTTATGGACATATATAAGTACTAGAGCAGCTAGTAGATTTAATTGGAATAGAAATGGTGGGAAAAAATTAAGAGGTATAATCACAATTAATGCTGGGGTAAATATATATTCCAATAATCCATTAACACCAGCCATAACTATTCCAGCCGATAGTGCAAGTACTTTTAGATCATATGATCAGGTTATAATAATTAACAAAGGTTCAATATTAGGAGCAGCAGGAGTTGGTGCAATAGGAGGAGGTAGTACATCGGGTTTTGATGGTGGAAAAGGAGGAACTGCTATATACACTAGAAGAAACCTTATTATAACTAATAATGGAAATATATATGGTGGAGGTGGTGGAGGAGGCGGTGGAGGTGGAGCATTTAAAACAGAAGTATTAACATCATCTACAAATTGTGGAGGAGCCTCTTATTGTAATAAATGTTGCATACTCAATTGTCAAGGAAGAAATTATTGTTCTACTCCAAATGACTGTACAGTTGGAGCAGCTTGTGGTTCTTCTTGTCAATATTATACCAATGCTTCTGATTGTAATGGTTCAACTGTTGGTACATGCAATACCAAATATAGAGTATGTACAACATACACTGGTGGAAAAGGAGGAAATGGACAAGGTTATGGGTCTGTTCCAACGTCAGGTATAGCTGGCATAATATATGGAGCTTCTATATTTACCGGAAGCGGTGGAGATGGTGGAGCATGGGGGCAAGATGGAGAAAATGGATTAGCGGGTTCAACTACAAGTTTTGGTAACGGTGGACAGGGGGGTTGTTGGATAGATGGTTCAGAATTTACAACAATTCAAACCAATAATGATGAGAGAGGTTATCAATGTACTAGTAGCGGATCTGGTACATTGCCAGTATTATGGTCTGGATGGAGTTCACAGCCTTCTATAACAACTACACCATCGGATGGTTCTGGTGTAACAATTACTACACAATCAACTGATCTTTATATAGAACCTAGACAGGCATTAACTACTATAACAGTAAATTCACCAAACAATCTTGGGGGTGCTATAGATTTATCAAATAGTAGATTGTTACAAACAATGACATGTAACACACAATCTATAGCATCATTGAATTTGACTAATTGTTCTAGTTTAAAAACACTTAATTTTAATAGTAATAATTTAAGTACTTTGAATGTGTCTCAATGTGTTTCATTGGAAACATTAAATTTAGAAAATAATAATATAGGGGGAAATTTAAGTGGACTATCTAATATTTCTTTAACACAAAATACAACAAGAACAATATCAATAAAAAACAACAATATGTCAGCAACAAATTTAAATGACATATTTAATCAACTTCCACAAAAACCACCAAGCATAACACCAGAATGGTCTATATATGTAGATAATAATACAGGAACATGTTCATGTAATTGGGTTACTGCAAAAAATAAAGATTGGAGAGTTTATCCAACATTATATAGTTTAACTAAAACAATAAACGAATCAACGGTGACTTTTGGATTGGATACATCATTATTAGGCGATGAAAATGTAGCATATACAATAACAGGAGTTACAACAGGTGAAATAAATGGAGCAAGTTTAACCGGAAATTTTGTTTTATACAAAGGATATGGAACACAAGCATTTACTGTCACCACATCAACAGCAGGAACTAAAACCATGACAATTACTATCAATGGTGCAACTTGTTCTACTTCTATATCAGTTACTATTGTTACAACAACATCAACAGGTTGTAATGGTATTGTTACCTGTACTTGTACTGACAATACTCCTACCGATGGTTGTCCACCCGGATTTAATGGCGATCCATGCTTTGGAGGATGTTTTTGTGGTCGAAGTGGTAATACGTATAGTTATTGTGGTTATCAAACAACCGTATCGAGAACATTAACATAATAAAATAGAAAATTTAACACTTATTATTAAGTATTATATAAATGCTAAATTTTGAAAAAACAATAAATTTAACAACTTCTTTGCATAACACTACGATAAGTGATTATGCTCCTTTATCATTAACCATAAATCCATCAACATTAAATGTTTCTAAAAAAATATATAAAATTGAATATATATTTGATGATGAAATTAAGACACAAACTTTATTTTACAAAAAACCAACTACCGAAACTCTACCATTTCTAACTGAAATAGGAGATCCGAGAAATTATAAATGCAATAAAACATTTTATATTACATCAACCGCCACATCGCAAATTTTTGGAGTTAGTGCAAATGTTTATCAGTTAGGAGTAACGAATCCTACTAAAATTGAATTTAAATTAAATTTAAATGCTCCAATAATGGATGGTACAAATGCAAATGCATTTTTTGATAGTGTACAATTGCTATATACAAGAATGTTCGGTGTAAATAACGACATATTATATGTTTTTGAATCGGTAAATCCTAATTATTACATTCCGGTTGTGGTTAATTGGAATAATAAACCAGTAATAGAACCAATTGTTGATCTATCTTCTAAATCTAGAAGAGCATATAATATACTCAAACCATTTCAAAATCAAAATGTGGAAACCCCATATAATATAGATTTTGTCGATAAACAAAAAGAAGTTGAAAATGATCCAAATTATCCAGATTGTAAATAGTTATGAATAAATTAATAGAGAATCAAACATCCGGTGAAATATGGATGAGAACTCCTAGTGGTAAAATATTACCATCTACTGATGCATTATCAGCTTTAAATTTAAAATATAGTACCATAGATTCAAATTTTCATTTTGAATTGATTAATAATGAAATAAAAAGATTTGACTTTTTTTACGATGTTATTTTTATAGAAACTGCATCAGGATATATTTTTGATAAATTGAGTAAAAGTGAAAATATATTGATACCAGAAAATAATGATAATAGATTAACCACAACAGAAAATGGTAATAAATTTCCAGATTATTGGTTGGATGAGGTAAATAAAAAAATATATGTCGTTGATAATGAAATAAAATATTGGACTTCTGTATCAGTTAAAATAAATGTAAAAATTAAACAATTTGATATAACAAAAAATTTATATTCTACAAAATTTTCTTATGATATAAATTTAACATATTGTAATTTTTCCAATCTTACTAAAAAACCTATTTTAGAACCATGTAAAATTTCATACAATAATGATACTAGATGTTTTAATGTATCTTTTATATTACGTGGAAATAATGATGAATTTGGTCTAATAAGCACCATTTTAAAAAAGGATCAAAATTTAGTAATAGATAATATAAATTGTTTATTACCATATACAACATTACAAGAAATAACATCGGATGTTATAATTGATAAATTATTAGAAACTGATTTTTACAGTTAAGTATTATAAATGGAACTTTATTCAAAAAAAATATCAGATATATATTGGTATCCTATTAATTTTAATTTAATGGGTAATAAAATCAATATGAAAAAAACATATTTTGTTTTTAATAATGGATTTAAATCAAATATATATGAATTTTTAAAAGATCCAAATGATATAAAAATAAATAAAAAAACCGGAATTGTTTTGACTAATTTTTTATCAGGACAGGATATGTTTGAAGATAAAAATTCTCCGGAGATTTTAACAAATCTTTCTAAGATAGAAACTCCTTTAAAAACAACAGATTCTTTTGTTTTAACACTTTCAACATATCAAAATAAAAACATATTATATAAATCATACAATAATAGCTTTTCATATTTAGATACCATGAAAATAATATTCGATGATGATACAATTTCAATCGAATCATATAACGGAAATGTTTTAACTTACGATAATTCTAATAATTTATTTTTTTCATCTAGAATATCACCGCCTTCAAATACACAAAAATTCAATTATTTTTTGGGTGAAGATAACATAGTATTATTTTCATATGATAGTAACTATACAAAAGCAGTAACTATAAATTCAAATAGAATATTGTCACTTACTAATGTATCATATAATTTAAATTCTTCTTTAGGAAACTCTAATATATTAAACTTTATATCATATAAAAGAAATAATTTGTTATCCGATAGCATTAAAAATAGTTATTTTTGTATATATGAATCTAGTCCATTATTATCCCAAAAAGATTTAATACCAACCGAAGAAAGTTTAAAAGAAAATTATAAACAAAATTTTTTATCATTTTTTCCATATAAAAATCCAAAATTTGACGATATCACCGAAACGGTAGATTATGATTTACAAATACATGGATTGAAAAATTATCAAACACCGGAATACAATTATTCTAGAGGTGTTGATTATATTGGTAATTATCCATCGATTAGAAGAGTATATAATAATATATTCTCTGGAACCAATCAAGAAAATGGATTGGAAAATATATATTTAGGGTTTACTACAAATACATATTTAAAAAAATTTGAAACTGATAGAAACACAGTTTTTTACTTTCCACCAACAACTCAAAGAATATCGGTACAGGATGCAGGTTTGATAGAAGATGGGGCATATTATGGAGAATTGCCTTATGTTTCAGATAGAATATATACTAGACAGATATCATACGAGGAACTAACGCCAAATGTGCCACAGCCTCCGTCTATGCCTAGATTAGATGGAACATGGTTGTGTACATGGTTATCGGGAAATACAATGGGTCAAAAGAAGTGGATGGATAGATATTTCAATTCCGCTTATTATACAACCGATACGGCATTGGGAGCAACTGATTTGTTGTACAACGAAAAGTTAAATCCAGATGTTGATTTTGAAGTTTGGGATCAACCATCGTCTTTATTTTTCGAACCCGGTGGGCAGTATATATACTTCCGTTCTGGACAAGAAAATTCTAAAACATTTTTGACATATTTGAGTTCAGATTTTTACAATCCACTAGGATCCAAAATATTAGATATATCAAATTTTACCAGTTCACCATTAATAGACAATACACCATATACAAACGATGGTTTCATAGTTGGAAACGAAGATTCAAATTTTAAAGGAGAATATTTAAATTTAAATGGAAAAAACCATATAGTATTTCCTGCTAAAAATGTATTATTAGAAAAAAATCATTTAACACTTTCCTTATGGTTAAGAGTTGAAGATTGGGGTAATATAAACGGAGATCAAATAATAGGAAATTATTACGATAGTGGATTTGGATTTATAAATGAATCTTCCTTAACATCACCTCTTTTTACTGTTGTTGATTCCACATCAGGAAATATTTTCAATTTAAATTTTAAACTTTCTCATATAGATAATATATCTATTCCATATGAACCAAATAGTCAAAATAATATAATACAAAGATTGATAGATTTCGGATATTGGGTGGTAGATTCATATAATAGAATATTAAGAAAATATAACATAGAAGGAAAAATTGAAAAAACTATTAATATAAAAAACGATATAGCTTATATAGATCAACTAGAAATAGATTCTCAAGAAAATTTATATTTATATTGTGTAAAAGATAAAAAAGTAGTAAAACTTAATTCCGAAGGAATTTTATTAACAACTAATATACTCACAAAAGAATACAAAAGAATTGAAATAGATTTAGATGATAATCTAAAATACTCTTATGGTAATACTTCATGTATCGATAATCAAAATAGTTTATGGGAAGTTATAGGTGGAAATTTATATAAAGACCAACAGATATATGCAAATCTAGGACCAATGCAACAAATAAGCTGTGATGCTAAAAATAATTTATGGTTGGTTCATCAAAAAGATAAAATAACAAAATTTAATATAACCGAAGACAGGTTTGAATTTACAAAAAGCATAGGAAAAAATGCTTTGATAGATGATGATTGTTTTGAATATAATGGTCAGTTTAGATTTTTAAACTTTATCAAGACACCTAAAATAAGCAAAGTATGCGTGGAAACATCTGATAAAACCGAAGACTTGGCTATATTAATTGATGATTCTGATAAAATAGCATACTTAATAAATTCCGAAGGAGCATTAGTTTCTAGATTAAGTTTATATGGATTATTAACAGTAGATTTAGCAACAGTAAAAGAAAACCATAATTTCAAAGCATTAGGTGATTTTAGCAGTTATCAATTTTTAAGAAAATTTGGATCATTAGATAAAAATTTAAGTTGGAAATTTAAAATAGCAACTGCAAATGGAAAAGATGGAAGATTATTGAAATTGACATATGATGTTAAAGATCTGCCACCGGGCTGGCATAATTTTGTTTTTAATTTCGATTCAACAAATGGTACTGCAAAATATTACATAGATACTATTTTAGTAGCTGATGAAAAATTCGATAAAGCAAAATATCAAATACAATACGATTACAAATCATCTTTATTGGTAGGTGCATCAAATATAAAAAATACTACATTAAATGATTTAATTCAGGTTGAGGATGCATATAAACTAATTGGAGATATTGGTCAAATTTTAATGTACAATAAATCTTTAACACAGGGAGAAATCTCACAAATATATTTTGCATCTGATTTATCTATAGATAAAGGTCCATTAAAGTGGAATATTCCAATAGGAGAAAGAAACTATGTGGAAGAAATAAAACATTGGTTTCAAATGCAATTACCAACAAGTAAGAGCAAATATTATAATATTAATATACATAATTTACAGGCAGACGATAGTGTTAAAAAATTAATAGAAGATTCTATTAGAAGTAATATCAAGAAAATTACTCCTGCGCATACCGATTTATATAAAATAAATTGGTTGGATTCAAATAGAGAAAAAACAGAATATTCCGAATATTCAAATCTTTGTATATTAACACCTACTCCAACACCTACTCCAACACCTACTCCAACAAGTACTCCAACTTCAACTCCTACAAGTACTCCTACAATAACACCAACAAGTACCCCTACCAATACACCAACATCAACACCTACAAGCACTCCTACCAATACTCCAACAATAACACCAACATCAACACCTACAAGCACTCCTACCAATACTCCAACAATAACACCAACATCAACACCTACAAGTACTCCTACCAATACTCCAACAATAACACCAACTTCAACACCTACAAGTACTCCTACTAATACACCTACGTATACACCACCTCCCGATCCGGGTCCTTATTCTTTGTTCTTGAATATTGATACAAATTTAACATAATTATTAACAATGGCTACACCAAACAATCAATTTAGATTAAGACTTTACCCTAGCACATATTATAATTTTATTGTTGATTGGGGAGATGGTACTAGTGATGTTTTTAATGGAACCACACCAGTTTATCAAAATCCAGCTGGTCATCAAACACCCACCATTTCTCAACAAGCTGCTGTTTCAGCAACTTGGCCCGGTATTACCCATACTTATGATCTAGCAGGAAAATACACCATAAAAATATCTGAAATTGTTTCCGGTGGATTTCCGGGTCTTCAATATGCTGGAGTAGATGATATTGGTGCTTGGGACTTTTCGCAAGAATTTAATAACGATTCTAAAAAAATAGAAAAAATATCTCAATGGGGATCGGTTACATGGAACCCATCAAAGGCAATGGTAAATTCTTTTGAAGGATGCATTAATTTAAAAGATGTTGTTACAGATGGTGGAACGAGTACTTTAAGTGCTTTAACTGATCTCACAAAAGCTTTTCAAGCTTGTATTTCTTTGTCTTCTTTTGATTTAATTGATACATCAAATGTAAATGATTTTGATCAAGCATGGGAAAGCTGTACCGCTTTAATCTCGTTTCCTTTATTAGACACATCTAAAGGTACGTATTTCGGAAGAACGTGGTCAGACTGTAATAAGTTAAAAACATTTCCAGCTATAAACACAATTAGTGCCACAGATCTAGATAGAGCGTGGTTTAATTGTCAGTCGTTAACGGCTTTTCCTTTTATAAATACATCTAATGTAAAGATATTTGGAGGAATGAACACTCCAGATGGTGATGGAGCTTGGGGTCAATGCTATTCTCTTTCTTCATTTCCATTGATAGATACTTCAAACGCTACGTCTTTGCAAGGGGCTTGGAGAAATTGTAGGAATTTAATAACGTTTCCTGCTTTGAGTACTCCAAAAGTTACAAGTTTTATTACTGCTTGGCAAGGTTGTATATCTTTAACCTCTTTCCCGTTCATAGATACTTCTCAAGCTACGAATGTGTATGCTGCTTGGAAAGATTGTAAAAAGTTAAAAACGTTTCCTGATATTGATCTTTCAAATTGTTTGTCTGTCGGTACTGACAGAGGGTTTTCAGCAGGAGCATGGGCTGGCTGCGCATCTCTAACCTCATTTCCTGAAATTGATATGCCTGTATGCGAACAGTTTCACAATGCTTGGAATGGTTGCGTTTCTCTAAGTTCTTTCCCATTAATTAATACTTCTAGAGGAATTAATTTTGCGAATGCTTGGTTAAATTGTACTTCTTTAACTGTATTTCCGTTAATTGATACTTCTAAAGGAAATAACTTTGAAAGTACTTGGAGCGGTTGCACTTCTTTAAAAACATTCCCGGTAATTAATATGCTTAGTGCAACAAATATTAATAATACGTGGCACGGTTGTACATCTCTCACCGCTTTCCCGGCAGCCCTCTCATCTTTTCCTAATCATTCAGGAGCGTTATGGCAAACATGGGTTAATTGTTATGCACTAAAATCTTTCCCTGTAATTAGTATACCGAAAGTGACGTCATTCAGACAAACGTGGGCTAATTGCACGAGTTTAGTTAATTTTCCGTTAATTGATACTTCAAATATTACGGATATGGGTGCACCCTGGCTTGCAGGATGGGGCGCGTGGGCAGGTTGTTTTTCCTTAACTGCTTTTCCGCTTTTAGATACTTCAAATTGTACTAGTTTTTGGGCTACTTGGCAAAGTTGTAAAAATCTATCTGCATCAGATTTTCCGACTCTTGATATGTCTAAAATGACTAATGGTATAAATTGTTTTGCCGGAGTCAAATTAACAACGACTTCTTATAGTTCGCTTCTAACTTCTATATGTGCAACTAACATTAATACAGGAGTAACGTTCCATGGTGGAAATTCAACATTTAATACTGCTGGATCTGCTGCTAAGGTGTTTTTAACTAGACCAATAGGTTCTGGCGGTAGAGGTTGGACGATTACAGATGGAGGTTATCAAGTAGGAACATAAGTTATGAACGAACTAAACTATCCAGAAACAACAAAACACATAATAATTCATGATAACGAAATATTTAGTTATCATATTGTTGAACCACAAAATTGTTTAAGTACAGGTCAGCCTTTTATGGTGATATTTGATTCTGAAGAGGAAGCAAAAGAAAATTTTCCACAGGCTTTTCCAGAAAAACAAATTGAACAATTTCCAACAATATCAAATGATAACCCAATTTAAAAAATAGGATAATAATAGTTGTTAAAATGATTATATATTTTAGAATATATTTTTATATCTCTATTGTATTGATGAACTATTGAAAATTTTTTATTATTTTCATTGAAAAATTTAGAATCATTATTTATTGTTATTTTATTTTTAAAATTTTCTTTATTATGAAAATATACATGAAGATTGCAACAAAAACCATCGTTAAAATTTTTAACATCAATTTCAAATTTATCCAAATATATTAATTTTTGTAAAATTGGTTGATCGCAACCATATTTTCCATTAATATTTATTTTTTTACTTTCTTCTATAATAGAATCACACAAATTAATAAAAGCATCTGATGTTCCACCTATAGCACCACCACATAATACCGAATTTTCTTTTATTTCGTCATATATATTTTGTGCATAAATTCCTTTAAATATATTAGTATTCCATGTTTCATTTTTAATTAAAATTTCTTCGGAACTTATAATCAAATTATTTTTTATATGAATAAATGGATCAGACTGAAATATCACATCCAGACAATCCGTGTGCAAAACTTTTTTATAATGTTTGTTATCATTTAAAAAATTTCTATATGCATGATAACGATCTATAAAAATATTATCATGTTTTATTTCATGATAATAAACCTTTGCTCCAAATGCTTCTATTTGATTTATAAGATATTTATCTGGATCTTTATCGGCTACACATATAACTAAATCATAACTATATCCAGAATAAATCATGGCACTTTTAATAAAAGACATCATGTTTTTTGGATCGGTTTGATTTTTTAAATAACTGATTAAAAGGTTTTCGTTTTTATGTTTTTTTGGACACAATATTTTAGGAACAATCGTTTGTTTATAAATGTTAGATGATATTGTTGTAAGATTTTTAACATATGCATTTTTATAAAAATCATATATATTAGTTTTTTGATTTTCCGGTATTACATATAATGTTTTAAGATTATTGGCATAATTTATTCCATCAAAATTTCTTGAATGATTTTGATATCCCATATCATATTTTACACTATGAGACTCATTTAATGTTACAACTTTAAAATTTTGTTTTCTTAGTTTATCATATAGATCATTATCTTCTGCTCCCCATCCCCAAAATGAATTTGAATAACCGCCCACTTTTAAAAACACCTCCATTTTCATTAAACAGCTACCATAATCACCTAGATTATGGTATACTTCATTTGCATTTGGGAATTTCCATTCTCCTTCTATTGGTGTTATATCAACATGATGAATATATAACCATTCATATTCTTTATCTTTTATAAAGTCTATCAATGAATTACAGGGCATACCTGCATTCCAAGAACAATCTTGTTCCAATTCACATATTAAAATATCATATGTTAAATTTTGTTTATTGAAATATTCCGGAGTTTTTTCTAAAAATTTTTCCAAGTCTCTTTCTCTGTTCCTATAAGGAACAACAATTAACATGTCCTTTTTTAGTTTTTCCATTTTAAATTTCTTTTTTTGTTAAATTTAACCAATTTAAATCTTTGCTATATGGCCAAATTATAAGAATTTTTGGTTCTTGTTCTGGACTATTATATTCAAATTCAAAATCACATTCTGTTTTTGTACCATTTAAAATATCAGAACATTCTTTTTGATCTATATCTTTTCTATATATTTCCTGATCATTTTTATCTTTAAAAATGAATGCCATAAATCTCAATTCCTTGCTGTGATCTATTTCATTCCAGTTCCATTTTGCGGTATACTTGTATTTTTTAATAATATAAGACCATTTATATTTATCATTTAAATCTACCGGAGGTTCTTTTCCTTCCTTTGTATCTAAATGTAATATGTTTCTTTTAAAGTCTATACCAGAATAATTTTGAAAATCTTCCAACGTTCTTACATTTCCCAATCCATATATTCCTAAATTGTAATTTTTATTTCTATTCAATAAACAATTTAATCTATCGGTTGCTTTTATAGAATATTTTCCCCATTCCGAACAATCATCCCAATGTTTTTTATTATTTTTTCTAGTATAATAATGCCATATTATTATTTTATGAGGATGGTATAAATCATATCCATGTGTATAAAACCTAACTGCCAATGCTGTTTCTTCTCCACTAAAATAAAATTCTGGATCATATGTGACATCCTTTATATATGAACCTTTTCCAAATATAAATCCAGCCGCAACATGAATTGCTTTGTATGGAGTTGTTCTATTTTGCCAATTCGACGGAGTTCTTGGTCTTTGTTCCGTTTGACCATTTTTGAATGAATGTGTGTGAATAACATGCAAAGATTGACTCCATTGATTTTCTGGTTTATCTGGATAATATTCCGGTGGATATGATGTCAAAATAGCCTTATCATTTTTCAATTCTTTCCATAGATTTATAATTTCCTCGTCCCAGTTTTGTATAAATCTAGTATGAGAGTCTATTTGTAATGTATATTCTTCATTGGAATATAACAAGTTTACTTTGTTTCTAGCCCAACATACACCTTTGCTTTCTTTGTATGGTATATCTAATATTTTAAATTTTTCATTATTTATGAAATCATTTAAATTTTCATTTTCGTCGTGTTGCCATGCTATTCCAAATCTTAAATTTTCAGGATGTTTTGATTTTGATATACAATCATTAATTGTTTTAATTAATTCGGGATCTCTATATGATGCAATCTGTACGAAAATTAAATTGTCCATATTAAATTTTAACTAATGAAAGTAAATAATTTGCTTTATTTAATGCGGATAAAATTTCTTCTTTGGTATTATTTAATCCAGATATAACCGAACTGGTGTATGAATCAAATTCTGGCGAGTTTAATGATGAACAAATCGATCCACACACATCATAATATGTTTTTAATATTGAACCTTCACAATCTACATACGATTGTATATCGTCTAAGTTGATTTCATTTGATATATGAGGAAATTGTTTTGATTGTTGTTTACATGTACCAATTATTTCTTCTTGTAAATCATCAAAAGAATCGCTCAATGAACTGTACAAGTTTCCTAGAATGTTATGAGCATCGTAATTTTCCGTATACCAATGACACATTTTAATAACAGATAAAGATTTATTTAAAAATAAACCAAATGATCTAGTTGAATCCAAAGAATTTTCTATTCCATCTTGAGATGAAATTATAGTTATGTTTACATTATTCATTTAAACTAATTATAAAAAATTTAAAAATTTTCAATAAAATATTTGACATTTATATTTGTTTATATAATATATAATATATGAATATTGATCCAAATTACCAACATTTATCTAAAATATTTTTAGAACTTTTAACCTTAAATAATGATTTTAAAACATCATTTCAAACATTGGCTCCAGAAATTTATGCAGATATTGAATCTGCATCAACAAACCCAAATTGTTCTTGTAGAGGTAAAGTAGAAAATTATGTGAACACTAACAGAGAAAGATGTGCAAAATTTTTAAATGAATCTTCAGCAGAAATTAAATCTTTAATCAATTTACAAGATATTGAAGAAAAATACAAATTCGTAATTTATAATGGAAAAGTAGAAAGAGTAAAGGTTACTGAATGGAGTAATTTTTCTCAAAAATTAAATAATGATAGAGCAATGTATAGACAATTTTCTCTTTTGAAAGTAGATGATGAATATGTTGATGTTTTCTTTTTATGATATTTTTTGAATTTTTAACATACATAATACTAAGTTTGGGTGTTAGTTTTATGTGGAGTTTTTCTGAAATATTTTCTCCGGTTAGAAATTTGGTTGCAAGAATTCCATACATAAGAAAACCTTTGATATGTCCGGAATGTAGTAGTTTTTGGATGGGGGTATTAACTAGTTTATTTTATAATCCACTTTTTAACACATTGGGGTATTATTCATATCCTTTTTGTGGTTTGTCCGTACATTTATTTGCTTGTTTTTTATATAAAATTTATTTTAAAATTATTAACAATTAGAATTATCATACAAACATGATCCATCATCACAGTTATAATTAACATTTGGATTATAATTAGATGAACAATAGTCGGTACATCCTCTTAATTCCGGTAAACAAGATCCATCATTTATATTGGCATTATAATCATAATTTGGAGAACAAGGATTAGTACATCCGTTTATAGGAACAAAAAAGAAAAATCTAACACTTCCGGTTATGCCATATGGTCCCCCGTGGTTCGCATTTTTATATGTATATGATATTCGCAGACGAACATAATTTCCTTCGTCTATTACTTGCACCGATGATGTACCAGTTGCAGCACCCAAAGTACATTCCGGTCTGGTTGATCCATCGTCTGAAAAATCTCCTATGGTTCCTGTATTGTCAAAATTTACACTAACATCAGCATATGGTGTTAGTCCCTGAACACAAGACTTTAAAAATTGCATGGATGTTACATTTCCCGAATCTGTAAGATTGCTACAAGATGCTGTACCATCTCCAGATGGACAAGGTTGACCTGCACTTGGGCATTCGTCATACCAATGGTAATCGTTTAATGACACGATTTCTTCATAAATACATGGTTCTGTTGGAGTATCGGTTGGAGTACTTGTTGGAGTGTCAGTTGGAGTGGTAGTCGGTGTACTTGTTGGAGTTGAAGTTGGTGTTGAAGTAGGAGTACTTGTTGGAGTGTCAGTTGGAGTGGTAGTCGGTGTACTTGTTGGAGTTGAAGTTGGTGTTGAAGTAGGAGTACTTGTTGGAGTGTCAGTTGGAGTGGTAGTCGGTGTACTTGTTGGAGTAGTAGTCGGTGTACTGGTAGGAGTACTGGTTGGTGTTGAAGTTGGTGTACTTGTAGGAGTACTGGTTGGTGTTATTGGAGTACTGGTTGGTGTTGTTGTTGGAGTTTTAAACAACCCATAATCGTTTCCGAAAATGTCGGTTCTCCAATTTGTCATAATACCTCTATTGACTAACAATCCGGTTTTTCTTAATTCATAGGTTTGTGCCATCAATTCTTTTCGGAATGTTAAAGGATAATTCTTTTCATCGTTCCATATGGCAGGTAAAGTGTTATTCCAAAATTCTATCGGATCATCCTGTCTTGTTACACCATGACTATTTTTTCCTATTATCTCATAAGAAGATTGATAAGGAGTAAACTTTTGATTTTCTAATGTGTTTATGTGCATTCCCATTCTGCTACCAGAATTAAAAGAATCCACCATCCATCTATTATCCACATATTTTACTACAGCAGGAGAAATTTGATCATTTTTTGATAATCCTCTATTTCTATTTGCATATTTATTTGGATCGAAAAAGGTTCTTTCGGCACTGGTTGAATCATAGACCGTAATTTGATCTTTATCAATTTCAATTGAATATCCCTTTCCTCTGTAATAAGGAACACCTAGATTCAAAGGGGTTAAATATCCACCGAAATGTTTTTCTGATACCATCAATTTAGGAATAGAAACAGTAGCAATTGTTGGGAAGTGTGTATTTAATAAATTACAATAAGGTTCAGATGGAGTTAAAATAGATCCGGTATTGAACACTACAAATGTATTTTCACATCTATCTTTGTTAAATAATTCTTGAGTATATGTGAAAGCATTTCTGGCAAAATAGTTGTATCGTGATATTCTGAAATCAGAATAACTCTCTAACAACATATCACTTACTTCATCGCTACTTTCTCCATAGAAATCAAAGTCACCATTTTTTAATATTTCACTTAAATTTGATGTGTGTCTATAGAAATTTATCTTATTCCATTGGTAGTCAGATAATGTAGTTGATAAGGTTATTGGTTGAATCCAATCAAATGATGTATTCTTTCTTCTAAAATATTGAATAAAACTTCCATTTTCAATAATAATATTTGATACATCTGGTTGTCTTATAGGAACATAATCATTAAAAAATCTCAATTGTCCAGAAAAATGATTGCTTTCCTTTTCAAATCTTTTTTCTAATGTGGGTAATGTGTCAGATACACCCCAAAATGGTTTACCGCCATATATTTCACCTATAAATTTAGGATCAAATTTCTTTAAATCATAATCCCATCCGTTTAATTTTGAATTGAATGTAAATGATAAACCAGCTTGTGAAAAACTGGAATTGGCATCTTCGCTTATATAGTTAACTTCTGCCGCATGGACATAAACCAAAAAATCACCAGGTCTCATGACCATATCTGACTTTTCATTTAATGCTGTCCATATTCCAGATGAATTTTTAACAGCTTTTTTCCAACTCGGAACAACCGATTCACAACCATTAATGTTGGATGCCAATATATTTGCAAATGTTAATACATCTCCATTTCCTTCTTTTAGATAACCTTCCAAATTATAATATTTCGTTGAATCAGATGCTAAGGTTTCCAATAAATTGTTATTATAAGATCTCAACCCAATATCAACCGTATATATTTCTACATTCTTTTGAGTTTTTAATGTCTTAGCATAATC